CCTCCAGACCCACCAGATGCAGCGTTAATACTTTCAGTGCCGCCTGCACCGCCGCCTATGGCAGTAAATGCTCCAAAGACCGAGTTTGAACCGTTGTTTTGTACGTTTGAACCGCCGTTGCCGCCAGCACCCACTGTGACTGTATAAGTTCCAGAAAAAGGTGTTCCTGAAGAACTAGTGAGCAAACCGCCAGCACCACCACCGCCAGCAGTGTTGCCACCGCCAGAGCCTCCTCCAGCAACAACGAGATAGCTATAGACAATCGCTGGCGTTACTGAATTGGATGCCGCGCTTGAAACACTGTTGCCGAACGCATTTGTTGCAATAACTGTAAATGTATACGCCGTGCCATTAGACAAACCGCTTACAGTGATAGGTGAAGATGTGCCTGTGCCTGTAATACCGCTGGGTGATGAAGTTACTGTATATCCTGTAATAGCGCCGCCGCCAACGTTAGATGGGGCCGTAAAAGCTACGGACGCAGAAGCATTACCACCAATAGCCGTGCCAATCGTAGGCGCATCAGGTACTTTTAACCCGTTATAGGAAGCGGTAATAAACCCGCCGGGATAGCGTTGGGACATCTTCTACCCCGATCAAGAAATGACTTCGTACGAGATGCTGTATGTGATGCCGCTGGCTGTACCCGATGTCACTGAAATCAACTGATTTTCCATCAAATAAATGGCTGTTGTTTTGTCCACAACAATCAGTGAAGCATCAGCAGGGACAGACACTGTAGATACTACCGGATATGCTGTACCGCTTGCAGGGGCAGAGCCTTGCGTAGTAACAGATGACCCAACATAAATAGATACCGTAGTATCTACCGCAGAAGCGCCGTTTACGTTAGCCGCAACGATCTGATTGATCTTGAAGACTTGACCACTTGTAGAGGTGTTAGCCACCAAGATAACAGCGGTTGTAGCGCTGGGTGTGAGATATGTAGTTGTGCCTGACGCTGTAGTCGCGGCGAAAAGATTTGGATTTGCCATTTAAAACTCCTTAGAATCCGAAGACCATTGCGATTGCGGTAACTTTGGCTTGAGAAACGCCTGCTGCCGCGAAAGAAAGATTACCAGTACCATCTGTAACAATGGCCTGACCAGCTGCGCCGTCTACACCGGGTAGTGTAAACGTTACATTAGTAGCAACCGTGCTGGGAGCTTGAAGCGCTACATATTGACCGCCTGTTGTATCTTCAAAGCGAACATCGCCCTGTGCAGTGACGTTAACCTGCCCAGAAGAAAGCTGCGCAGTGGTCAGCGTTGTGCCGTTAAAGGTCAAGTTAGCAGAGCCTGCCAAGTTACCCGAACTGTTGAACTGAACCTGTGTATCAGAGCCGCCAGCCGATGCGCCTACGCGCACGTAGTCTGTGCCGTTGAACGCCACCAAAGCTTTGTCGCCTACGGCAATCGTGACACCTGTCTGGCCACTTGCTTTGATTGTGACTGAGCCACCTGTAGCGTTGTTAAGCACCACATAGGTTTTGCTGTAACTTGCGCCGCTTGGAGCTGTGATAACTTTTGTTGTGGTCAGCGTACCGGTAACTTTAATAATCGCGTACTGCGCGGTAGTAGAACCAATGTTTGAAGCAGAGGCACTGCCTATGGTATTTGCAAGAGTAACCGCCCCGTCGCCATTGAGTGTCAATGTACCGGCAATAGCGATGTCTGTGTATTCGGTAATACCGTTATTAACAGTGTTACCCCACGTACCCGAAAGCGTGCCTTGCGTTGGGGTTACTAAACTTAGATTGCTTGTTTCCGCTGCCATGTTCGTTCCTTACGAAGTATTTATATTCTGCCAAACTGTTGACTGTTTGTCATCAATTAATTTCCAGTAAACAGCCACTACACTTCCAACATTACCTGTTGCCCTGTTGCCCGTCAAACCAAACGTCCTAGGCGTGCCCATTGTTCCTACAGCGCCTGTTGAACCTATGCCAGACAACCCAACCGTTACTCCGTAGGTTACGGTTCCAACAGAAGCCACCGCTTGGTTAGAGTTTAACGGCACAATCGGCCCACCAACCAAACCTTGCGCAGTGTTACCTGTTATTCCTAGCGTATTTGTAGCTACAACGGTACCTACATCCCCGATTGCCCCAATACCCGTCAGCGCTTTAGTAGCCGCATTTACTACAGACCCAACTTCACCAGAAGCCGCTACCCCTGTTAGCGCAAATGACAGGCCACCGGTTGAAATACTACCAACCTCGCCCGTAGCGCCTACGCCAGTAATTGCAAATCCGTAACCAAACCCTACGTTAGTGCCGCCCCAAACTCCGCTACCCCAAGTATCACCGCCCCAAGGGGTACCATTTAAACCTGTTGCACTGACGCCCGTAAGCGCCAAACTAATGTCGTTAGTACCCCATGCGCCGTCGCCCCATGCTTCGGAACCCCATGCGACAGCCATATACTACCTTTAAGTTGTAGCAATACGCAACAACGCAGCAGCAGTGGTATTAGCAGGCATAGTCAGTGTGAACGTACCAGCGGTAATTGTTTGCGCACCAAAGGTATGAACACTGACAGCCTTATTACTCTGAGTAGAGTTATAAATAAACACTGTGTCAAATGCAGTTGTCAAAGTCACGGTTGTGTACGTGATTGAAGCCGTAGGCGTCGTAAATGCGGTGCCAGCGGTTACAGAGCTATTAGTAGCTGTTGGAGCATTCCATGCAGGTGAGCCTGTAATCGTTACACCGCCAGCTGTATAGTTTGTACCGGTTACTTCACCAGTAGACGAATACACGGTTGTTGATGCGTTTAACGTAGCAGATTGCAAATACAAAGCTGCTTTAAAAACGTCGGGAGTTGTAACTGCGCGAACAGGGGCAGTTCCAAAATTGTGGGTGGCCGTGAGAATTTCGCCTAGGAACGAAGTGCACATTGCTTGTGTATTTGCCATGATGTTTCCTTATATAAGAGATGCTGCTTCAGCAGCAATTGGGGGCGCTTGCTTTAGGGCGACATGGGCTGACCGATGCACCAACTCGCCGTCCAACCAATACTCCACCCATGTGGTTGTTTCGTTGTCATTATCCAATGAACCTTCACGCTTTTCAAGCAATGATTCGTCCATCTCACCTTTGGTTGTGGTAATCAATTTGAACTCCTAATTAACGAAGTGGTTGGGCCATTTACCGGCATTGTGATTGTAAACGTAGTCGTAGATGTTTTGTCTGAACCAAAGTCCAGTACAGCTATAGACGGCTTACCGGCAACGGTATCGTTGTAAATCAACGCGCATCTTGCGGTGATTGCGCCTGTCCAAGAGATGTTTGGAAAGCCCACATAGGCGGTGTATCCTGAAGACGACACCGTGATGGGTGTCAACTGCGCTCCGCCAGCAACGTAAGTGCCTGTGTTAGCTACTTCGTTGGTCGCACTGTACACAGTCGTGTTTTCATTTAAATCTGCGCTGGCTGTATACAAGGCAATCTTAATCACATCGGTAGTCAGGTCATGAATACCTTGGTACAACTGCGCTTTAAAGCTGGTGGTCTGGGTTTGAACAATAGCCATCAGGTCACCGCCTGTCTATATTGACCAGAACGGTAAGCGTCTTGACGCTCCATACCATCACCCAGACGTTTAGCCAATGCAAGCGCTTCTTGGTATTTGCCGTTATAAAGCGCCATCATGTCTTGCTCACCCTTCATGTAAGTGTAAGCCTCAACCAAAGAGCCGTACAACAGCACAGAATCAAAGTTGTCACCCAACCATGTCTGGCCATCTGCGGCCACTGTAATGGACTCGGGGTAGTAATAATAGTGCAACTCAACACCGTAGCTTGCATCGGCTGTCGGGCCAATTATGAACGAAAGCTCGTCATAGATTGTAGAACTTAATACCGTTGGGCCAAACAGCGCGTAGTACTTAGGCGTGCCTTTATCTGTCGGTTGTGGGTATGCCTGACGAATAAAGTTAACATCTTTGTTAAGCAAATACTCATAGTTGCCGTTACCGTCAATGACCGCCATTGAATACACCGCCAAGAAGTCAAGGGGGCAATCTAGATACTTTGTGTTTATCGCAATGGTGCTTGTCACGTTCTTACGAATAGACGGGAACTGAACGGTGTTGTAAATACGCTGCTCAGCCTGCGTAACGAACACAGGGATATTAGCCACGAAATCTGCTTCCGTGTTCTCCGTGTACGCCTGAATAGCAGCGCTAAGTGCGGCGTAATTCATGCCATTGGGCCTCGTGCCATCAGACCTTTAGTTGCTGCGCCTGTGCCGCGAACTTTGATGCCTGAAGTTTTAGTTTCATTCTGGCCGTTGTTGTAGTTACCAACACTCATCTTCATGGTGCTAAGGCTACTGATGCTGGAATCTTTGCCGGGATTAGTCGACATCACCAAAGGCTTGCCATTCATTTTGTGCGGTGCAGCATAAGTAGCGGCATCGCCAACTTCTTTACCCATAACTTTTTTGCTAAATTTGGCCATGTTATTTCCCCTGATTTGCAGCGCGGGACAAGTTACGTCCTAAACGCATGCGGTCGTCGGTTGTAGGGCCACCAGCTTTAAGCTTTGTAGGCTTCTTGCCGGGGTGCATATTTTTCTCGTGCTTACCGACAGCAGACTTAATCATCTTCTTGTCTTGAGCTAAATCTTTCTTGTCCATACTAGACTCCTTAATTTACTGTTACCGTAACTGTACCAACAAATGCCGTTGCCACCAAGTAGTTTGGTGTTAACTCTGCATCAAAATTACTGGCTCCACCTACCGGTGCCCAGCCCCACTGAATATCCCGAGAACCACCAGTCGGGTTGCCAGCAGTGTTTATGCCCGCCGCAATGTAGGTTGAATCATTACGAGGATTACGCACAGCTTGCGGGTCATCCACTGGATACATACCTAACTGCAACTGCGGCTGATCGGGATCCCAGCACTCAGGGCAAACCAACAAGTCGTAATTCTTTGTCTTGATAATCTCTTTACGGAGCAATTTTAATTTGTATTGCTGGCCACAGCGATCGCACATGGCGATACTGTTCTTACCAGAAGCAAACCTATTGCCCATCAGGTGCCACCACCAATAAACTGTTGTCTAGGTACAAAGCGAATAGCCGCTTTCTCGCGGTCTTCGGTTGCAGCCAATTCCCAAGCTTCGTCATACTGCTGTTTTAGTACCGGCAAACGCTCAGCGCCACCGGCAATCTTCAACGCTAAATAGTACGAGAGGCCAGCAGCCAAGCAGGGGATAAATCTAAATGGCACGTCCATCACGTTCACACCACCACCCGCGTCTTGCGTGCGGCGTAAGCGCCAGTAAACAAATGTGTACTGCTGTGACCCATCAGGAGTCGGCCAAACTGTAATAGCTGGAACTTGCGCCCAGTACACGGCAGTGGTAGCGGTATGCCCCACAGCAATAGTCTCTTGCTGACCACGAGAGCAGTTAAACAGCGTGCCGGACTTGGCGTTTGTATTCTGCGTGATGTAGCCGTAGTTGATGATCTCGTCATCAATCTTAACGAAGCCGGTTGCGGGCAAGCCTGTTACATCGTTCAGCACAATTGATGTGCTGGTAGCCGTAATCGTTGTTGTGAGCGTAGCGGCAATTGGGGTATTCTGGCCGTTGTATCGCTGAATCCAGACTTGAATTGGTCTGGCTTGCTGAATCTTATTGGGGATCGTAGCGTACGTAGAAACACTAATACGTGTGATTGTTAAGTCAGCCTGTGTATTAGCTGCGTTAGGCTGCGTACGGATAACGTGCTCAATTAGATCAACCGTGTTGTCAGGCAAAGCGTACGTGTTTTGGCCCTGAACAAGAGTGATCTCACCCTGCTCTATAGTCCACATATTGATACCGCGATTGGCCCAATCTGCAAACATAATGTTCAAACTACGACGGGCAGTACGTAGGTCATAGCCAGTACGCAGCTCACCACCGGCGCGTTCAAACGCCTCCTCGACCAATTCGTCGAGTTGGAGATTAAAACCTGATGCGCCAGAAGTGGTTGCCATTATCTAAATCCCGCAGTTTTCTTCGCAATTGTTTTTGGTTGGGCTACGAATTGTTTTCCGGCTTTTTTGCCAGCACGTTTCGCACGCGTTGTCGCAGCATACTCACTTGGACTGAGACTTTTAATCGCAGCAGAAGGAAGGTATCTTTCACCCGTGTCAGAAGATTTTTTACCACTTTTGGTTCTCCATTTTTGGTCGCCCCAATCCTTCAATGATTTTTGAGGCGCTTTCAATCTCTGTAACCCCCGCCAGCCGCCTTGTACTTCTTGGCAACTAGCTGAGCTTTGCGGGCTGACCACTGACCTGCGCCCGTACCTTGTGTAGCTGCGGCTTTTACTTGAGACACAATCCTCTTGCGAAGACTAGGTTTTGTGTAATTACCAGCCGCATTCACTTTACCGCCTTCGGCGTATTGCGTGAAGTCAGTATCATCCCGACGAGCTTTACGCTTGCCTTTGGGCATTTTACTGGGGGAGATGGCTCCCATTCCACGGCTGGCTATCATGATTTAGCACATCTTTCCGCGTGTCTTGCCTTTAGTGGCAATACCATCAGCACGTTTAGAAGCGGAAGACGCTCCAGAAGTCATGCCGCCAGAAGCCATCTTTTTAACACGGCCACCACGCTTCATGCCATCGCCTTTGTAAGACTCTTCGTCTTTACCGGAATAAGCTTTACGCGCTTTATCCTCGGCTTCAATTTCACGTCGATAGTTATCAACTTCTTCTTCGTCTAAACGAGCCTTAGCATCTTTGGACAGCTCAACCTTGTCACGCATGTTAGCTGCTTTTTCCGCTGCGCTACCAAGGCCAGACTTATCAACCATCTTTTTGCCAAGACCGGTCTTTTCGTCAAGCGCGCGTCCAGCCCCATAACCAATTTCAAACGCGGCTACACCAGCACCACGGCGTCCAACCTTGCGGTTTTCAGCGCGTTTACCAGCTTCACGAACAGCATCTTTAGCGCCGCCAGTAAGCTTAGATGAATCTACTTCACGGCCCTTTTTAGCCTTGGCAGTATCTTCACGGTCACGAGCAACTACGTCGTCTTTAAGCCCGGGTAGGTTGTCCCATCTTGTAGCCATAGTTACACCATCTTTCCGCGAGTTTTACCTTTGACGCAGCAGCCATCAGCACGACTAGAAGCAGTCATACCGCCTTTTGCGTAACCTTTTTGTCCACGAACAGCGTCGCGTGGGTCTTTCTTTTTGGGTGCTTCTTCCGTACTGGTTAAAGACTCAGAGTAAGCTTTCTCGGTGGCTGCGTTCATTTTGCGCTCGGCCATCTCTTCCCGCGCTGCTTTTTCTGCTGGACTCATGTTAACTCCTTAGCAGGCTTTGCCGCCCATGTTCATCTTAACCATCTTGCCTTTGGTTTT